TTTTAACAAAATGCAAACCCTTGCGGCGAAACGACTTACGACGACACAATCAGCCGTTGTTTTATTAAGCTGTGTCAAATTGGCCCATGTGCCAAAGAATTGTGTCATTTTGACGCACATCACAGCGTTATATAACAATATACATCATAGCAATAGATAACACTTTATAACAACATTAACATAACATTTTATTTTAGCGTAATGTTACGACGCGCATGCACACACACGCCCACAGGCATGCCTAACTAGACCGCACACACGTCTCCGTACACGTAATCTAGACCCCGTGTCCCCCACGCGCGCGCGCCAGAGTCTATTATGATTCTATCTATGCGCAAGGTGGGGCTGCAAACCGAGTCTGATGTAAGTTATTGTGTGGTATAGGGTTAGGTGAGGTGGTCTATGTAAGGAGGGAAGGTAGCCGTGGGTTTGGGGAGGGTGTTGATGTGGGTGGACGGTGGGGTACTGGAGTGGTCTAATTGAGGGGGGGGGTTCGTTTAGGCGGCAGGGACGTTTGTCCGGCTGGGGGGTGGTTTACTGCAAGGGACGTTTCTGTGGATGGGGGGTGGGTAGACCAGTCCCAGGGACGTTCTGTAGGCGGGGGGCATGGCAAGAATCATGCCAGTATAGAGAACACAACGGCCGATTGTGAAAAGTGCCCTCTGTCAATAGTCCCCAGGGAGGCCGATGATGGGGCGAGGAGGTTTGGCTGCAGGGGGGTTTGTGGATTTCTCCCTCTTCTCAACACTCTTCATGTGCTTCATCCATCGTGTCAGATGGCGCATCTTGGAGAATTGCTCGGCAAGTTCACGCTTCCATATTTCGAAGTGTGCGGCCGTCTCTCCTATAAGAAGGCCGTCCACCACAGGAATGACTCGAAAAGCAAGGTCGAGCTTGTTGGAGACTCGATAAACCCAATAGGTGTGGAATTTGTTTTTCAGTTCATATAAACTGCCGACATTCCCGAACGCGGTCATCACTTCTTCCAATAATGGAAGGTTCTTGGCACGGACGGAAATGGTGAGGCGGAACTCTTTTTTGCGATGCACCGTGAATCGGCCAATGGATGAAACCACACCGGCCACGAACAATGAGGGGAGGCTGCCTTTGAGTTCTCTGATGTCTGGATAGCGCATGGGATTCTTCCTTTCGTCTCTTTACTAAGTCCGTCTTATTAAAGGTTCCATTGGAACTGACTGTCCAAAAAATTCTCGCTACACAATATAGTACTTTGATACGGCCTCTTTTGCAAGCACTATTCTTGTAAGTTATGATTGCAGGTACTTACGAGCGTTTTTTGAGAGGGGGGGGCCGTATCACGCTATATTTCTATCACACACACACGAAGTGTGTGGTGTAGTAGTGTGTAGTGGTGTGAGACAGACACACCCTAAAAGAATAGAAACAATGTTTCTTGTTTTCTTTTGGGAGAGACTCGCACTTCGACTACGCTGCCGCACTGCCCCTCCGCCCGTCTGCTCCACCGTTTCAAAATAACGAGGGCCTGTTTTTCCGAGGCCGCCCCTCAACCACGCACCAACCCTGCCGATTTACTATGTGATGGACACAGACCCCCAGACCGCATCCACAGAGCCTAAGCCACGCCGCAAGAGACGAACTCACGCAGAGTGTTCCTTTGTCCCTGACAGACCTGATAGGCCCCCTAAAGTGCAGCAGGACGTCTTTATGAAGGCCTACACTCGCTGGCTTGCAAAGCAGAGTCCAGCACAGGCAAGGCAAATTCTCACAGGGGTGTCCGTTGCGGGTGTCACTGATGCCCAGCGTCGGGAACTCTTCATCGAAGTCTACAGAAAAATGTGGCCAAACAAAATCCAGGCCCTACGAAGCTGCGGACTTTCACTCTACTGGCTCAAGGAACAGGCCAAGAAGCACATCGACTACGCCGCGGACATTCTGGAACTGGACCTGGAGCGTGCGGACAAACTGAAAGGCTACTCTTACAAACAGTGCTTCCAACCCGCAAACTCCAAGGAGAGAATGTTCTGGCTCTCGCGCATCGCCGCGGATGAGTTTGGGGACGCGGGGGGTGTGAACATCATCAACCTCAGTCAGCAAATCACATCACCCGACGGATTCCAGAACCTGGAGGACATCCTGAAAAGGCGGCAGCAACTCTTGGACAGGAAGCAGCAGCTGCTTGGGCAGTCCGGAGAGGCCCAGCCCACAGAACCCCAGGACCCCCCGGATGGAGACGACGCCGCATGACCCGATGGCTGATTTTTGCGGTGATTGTCAGTCAGTTCTTCCTCTATTGTCAGCTTCGCACCATCTCAAAATACACCCAAGCCTCCTTCGCAATCCACTACTTTGGTGTGGATGACAGCACCAAACTAGCCCAATACCTGTCCCTCAAGGACCGCATGACCTCAAACCCCACAGAGGCGAAGTTCAAGATTCAGGTGGACTCACTCGGCAGACCCTCACTGGCGGGTGCTTGATGCAGCCAGACACAACCGCCAACCCAGAGCTTGAGAAGATAGACATAGAACTAGCCCGCCTTGACCAGGAGGCGGAAGTTAAGCTAGTCCAGCGCCCGTACCTTAAGTACCGCGACACCGTCAACCCCAGCCAACTCCCAGTCCACAAATCCACCGCCTTTGAGCGCTGGGTCTTTGCTGGAAACGGTATGGGCAAGGACGCGTTGATGGTCAACGAATTCGGCTGGCACTGCCTCGGCGACTACCCGGACTGGTTCCCTGAGGAGGGCAAAGTCAACCCCACAAAGACCGCCATCCGCGCTCGTTACTGCTGCACAACCTTCAATGACGGCATCAAGCAGATAGTCATCCCGGAATTCAAGAAGTGGTTTCCCGGCCTCTTCCGTCACCGTGAGAAGGACAACGTCCTTTACTGGCCTACAACCGGCAGTGAAATCTACCTCAAAACCTATGACCAGGACACAGACTCCTACGCAGGTGCGAACCTGCACCTCATCGGCCAATCTGAACACTGCCCCAAGGACAAGTATGAAGAGAACCTGACCCGTCTCCGCGGCCTTGGAGTGCGCCGCTTCATCGGAGAAATGACTCCCACCGAGGGCATGTCCTGGGAATATGATGAGATTTATGAGAAGTGGGAGCGCCGCCAACGCACCCCCCCGGACCTTGAGGTGTTCCGAGGCAAGACAGCAGACAACGTCGTGAACCTCTCCGAAGCATACCTGAAGCGCCTTGAGAACCTAGACCCCCAGCAAAGGCAAATCCGCCTCTATGGAGACTTCATCCAACTCTCCGGCCTCGTCTACAAAAACTATCGTGACTGGCTCATCTCAGATATCCGCCCAGGAGACAACCACGGCGGCCACCTTGTCGCACCCTTTGACATCCCCTTATCTTGGCCCCGTGCCATGTGCATTGACCCGCACAACAGGAAACCCTTTGCTCTCCTGTGGCGGGCCATTTCCCCTGACGGCACCTGTTACTACTACGATGAATTCAAACCGGAGCAAGGAGGACTCCTAATAAAAGACTATGCAGACACCATCAGGCAAAAAGAAGGCCCGCTCTTCAGCCGCATGGCCTACCGCCTCATCGACACCTCCGCCCGCGTCGAAGACCCCATCACTGGTCTCGACTTTCAACAGGAATTTGCGCGCTATGGCGTCGTTACGCGGGTTGTCCGTAAGGCTGAGAAGGCGGTGGACCCTGGCATACAGAAGGTTAGCGAAGGCTTTGTATTTACGGAGCATCCATACAAACCTGGGCAGTTCTTTCCCAGAATTCTAATCTTCAATGACCTGTACAATCTCCGCTATGAATTGAAGCACTATGTCTGGGATGAATACGCCCGCGAGAGGGAGAAGCACGACATTAAAGATAAACCCCGGAAGAAAGATGACGATTTACTGGATGACATGAAGTATTTAGAAATGTCGGGGAATAGGTACGAACCGGTTACTTTAATTCAGCCGCGGTGGAGTACAGGAGCGTATGGGACAGGCAGAGGATGAGAAGCCGGCACTGGTTAAGATGGCTGGTTGCGAAGTCTGCGGAGGCACTCTTCTCATCCCCATCGGAGTCGTCGGCCAAACCTGCGCCTGCGGAAACTTCGTGCTTCGCTCCTACGACTTAACCTAGGAGGACACAGCAATGGGAAAAGAATTCACAGACGAGATGAAGGGCAAGGAGTGCTACGCCCACTCCGGCAAGTCAGCCATGCCCAAGCACACGCAAAAGCGCGGCTCAGACATGCCTATGGGCGGACCGAAGACTATGTACATGGACAGGATGAGTAAGTCTACAGTGAAGAGGGGTTCTTAAGATGGCCCGCTCTTCTGCATCCTTCAAACCCTCCATGCCGCGCATCACAAGCCGGCTCGACCGGGCAGTGAAAATCAAGGACACCAAGCCGGCGAAGGGGAATGTTATGATGTACGGCCGCCCGGCGAACACCAAGAAGATGAAGAGGCTGCCTTAACCGTAAGTTAGTGGAAGGGACTGACATTGCCAATTTTCGATAATTTAGGGGAAGGTAAGCCTCACATAGAGCCGTCTACAGGAACGCGTCCCGTTGCAGAAGCTGCAC